GGTAGTGCGTCGCAATCTTTTTCTAGATATTTTAAAAATTATTAGTCATGACTGAATTTCACGGAACAGTAAAAGAATTGGCAGATTTGCGGAACGAGACTGAACGCCAGACTTATCGGGAGTTGAAAAGGCCAGGTTCAGGAATTCGGCGTAGAGCTGACGGCGTGATTGAAATTGATACCGGTGAAGAAGAAGCCGGAACCGTGATTAACTTTTCAGAATGGCGCGCTCGTAAAATGATGGAAGATGCGCTCAAGTCTCAACGTGAAAGAGAAATGATTGAGGGCAAATTATTAAGCCGCGAAGAAGTTTTGTCGCAACTTGGTGCGGCTTTTCATGTAACAAAAACAAGTCTGCTAACGATTCCAACGGCAATCGCTGGAATTGTTGCAGTTGAAGATGATGCCAATGTCTGCAAAGAAATTATCGAAGGAACTATCCGCGAAACGCTTGTTGAGTTGCAAGGACAAATCGCTCGCATCGGAATTGCTGACGATTCTGACGAAACTGCCGCCGAAGCTGGACGTAGCTCAATGGGCTGATGCCGAGCGAATGCTGACTGTTTCAAGTTCTCCGTTTCCTGGGAGGTGGAAAACTGAACGAGCAGAATATCAGCGGGGAATCATGCAAGCGTTTTCCGATCCGAAAACAGAACGGATTGTTTGCTGTACTTCGAGCCAAATTGGGAAAACGGAAATCCTGAATAATATTTGCGGTTTTTTTTTGGTACATGATCCGTGTCCGATTTTGGTGCTTTTACCCACATTGGAACTTGCAAGAGCTTGGTCAGTTGACAGATTGGGGCCGATGATTTCGACGACTCCAGCAATTCGCGAACAGATTGGCGATCCGCGGATGAAGGATGGCGACAATACAATTCTGCAGAAACAGTTCCGGAATGGTTCGAGGTTGTCAATAGCTGGTTCAAATTCACCTGCAAGTCTTTCAAGCAGACCAATCCGAGTCTGTTTGATGGATGAAGTTGACCGGATGGCAATGTCCAGCGGTTCCGAGGGAGACCCAATTTTGCTTGCAAGTCGTCGGACTCAGAATTTTTTCAATCGCAAAGTCGCGATGTTCTCGACACCAACAATCAAAGGTGCTTCGAGGATTGAAAGTGCGTTCGAAGACAGCGACCAGCGCTATTACAATTTGAAATGTCATGGTTGCGAAAAGCCGCAAGTTTTGGAGTGGTCACAAGTTCGTTGGGAGAAGGATCATCCGGAAACTGCAAAATATCATTGTTCGGAATGCGATGTTGAATGGACTGACGTACAGAGAAAACAAGCGATTCGATCCGGAGAGTGGATTGCAACGAAACCATTTTCGGGAACGGCTGGATTTCATCTTAGCGGATTGTATAGCCCGTGGGTTGATATTGATGAACTTGCAAAACTTTTTCTGGAATCAAAGCATACCGGTCAAGAGAGTTTGCGAGTTTTTGTCAATACCGTTTTGGCGCAAAGTTGGGAGGAAGACGAGGGAGAGGGAGTCGAAACGAATGATATATTGGCTCGCGCTGAAAACTTTGAAGCGCCGTTGCCTGACAAAAGCATCGGCGTTTTGTGTGCAAGTGCAGATGTTCAGGCCGATAGAATCGAAGTTCTTATTAATGGTTACGGATCGAATAACCAAACTTGGGTTGTCGGTTTCCAAATTTTCTATGGTTCGCCAACTTCCGATACACTTTGGAACGAGGTCGAAGAATATTTAAAACAAAGTTGGCCGCATCCATCGGGTCATGATTTAAGAATCACAAGATCGTTTATTGATAGCGGGTACGAGACTGGGAATGTTTATCGATTTTGCAAGAGGCTGGAGGCAACCGGCGTTCGAGCAATTAAAGGGATTGGCGGAATTAATCGCGCTGAAGTTGGCAGACCAACCAAAAACAACACGGCGAATTGTAACGTCTGGCCGCTGGGTGTGAACACGCTGAAAACGCAAATACTTGCGAGATTAAAGATTAATGATGTAAAAGCTCCGGGTTTCGTACATTTTCCGGATTTTTTAGATGAAGAATTTTTCTTGCAATTGACTTCGGAACGACTTGTTAAACGATATAAAGCCGGAATCCCTCGAATGGAGTTCAAGCGTTTGCGTCCTAGAAACGAAGCACTTGATTTAATGACGTACAACCTAGCGGCTTTCAGGTCACTGAACGCGAATATGGGCATCATTCAAAAGAAATTATCAGAAGTAAGAAAGTCGGAACCAAAGAATCAATTTAAACAACGTCCAAAAACATGGGCAACGAACTGGTAAAAAATGAATAATTTATTTGATTCAGCAGAATATCCAACCACAGAACCGGAGACATTAACCATTGGAGATCGTTGGGTCTGGAAACGCACCGACATTGGAAGCACGTATGCACCAGCGTCATATGCGTTAAGTTATCGTGCAAGATTGTTGGGTACAGGAAGCACTAATTTTTCCTTTGTAGCTTCGGAAAGTGGGTCTGAGTACGTAATCGAAATTGCGAGTGCAACAACGGCAAATTATACAAGTGGCACATATGCCTGGAGTATGTATATTACGCGTTCATCTGATTCAGAACGTTTTGCATTGGACACCGGAAAATTCGAAGTTAAAGAAAACTTGGTTACATCTTCCGCCGATCCACGGAGCCACGCCGGAAAAATGGTTGATTATCTGGAAACGACTTTAGAATCATTAGCACAAAAATTGACAACTGCATATTCAGTATCCGACCGTTCGAATACATTGAGAACAATGGATGAAGTGCGCGGGGAATTAAACTATTACAACACGGTGTTCCGACGTGAAGTTCAAAGAGACCGTGCGCTATCTGGCAAGCATACAGGGCAAAACATTTTAGTGAGGTTTTAAATGAGTTGGTACAATCCCGCGAGTTGGTTGAAAACAGAGAAACGACGTTTTCCTTATCAACGTAATTATTCCGGAGCTGGAACCGGTAGATTGTTATCTGGATTTCTTGGAAATTCAACAAGTGCAGATTCGGAAATTCGACCGGCTTTGCGAAAATTGCGAGATCGTTGTCGGCAGTTAGCTCGAAATGAACCGATTGCCGCAAAAGCCCTACAAATATTTCGGACTCAAGTGGTGGGAGACAAAGGATTGCACTTACAAGTCAGGGCAAGAAACATTCCGAGACCTGGACAATTAAAAGGCGATTTAGATATGTCTGGAAACGATATTGTCGAACGAGCGTGGAAGGAATGGAGTCAGAAAGGTGTATGTGAAATTTCTGGAAAATTTTCTTGGATTGATTGTCAACAATTAGTGCAAGAGTCACTTGTCAGAGACGGCGAAGTATTAATCAAACACATTCGCGGAGCTGACAACCGTTTCGGTTATGCAATCCAATTTCTTGAGCCAGATTATCTGGACGAAGAATACAACGTACCAGCAAAAAACGGAAATAAAGTTGTGATGGGTGTTGAGCTTAATCAGTACAACAAGCCAGTGGCATATCATCTTCACGACGGAGCTCATCCATACGACACGCACGGAAAAACCGGTGGACGTGTCCGTATTCCGGCAGAAGATATAATGCATATTTATAAACCGGAACGTTGTCAACAAACTCGCGGGGTTCCTTTATTTGCTTCTGTGATGAATCAGATTCACCAGCTCAACGGTTATTCTGAAGCGGAACTGGTAGCGGCTAGATTGTCAGCCTCGAAGTCGATGTTTTTGCAAACTCAGGATGGCGTCGGCTATTCGGGAGATGATTTTGATAGCGATGGTATTGCACCGATTTTGGACGCGGGAGAACCGGGGAGCATAACAAATTTACCCCCAGGAGTTTCAATTGTTTCACCGTCTATGGATCATCCAAATTCTGCTTTTTCAGATTTCCATAAGGCCATGTTGCGTTCGATTGCGTCCGGTTTGGGTTTGGACTATGTGACGTTGTCAAGCAATTTGGAATCAGTCAGCTATTCTTCAATCAGAGCAGGAACAATCGAATCGCGCGATAATTATAAAATGCATCAAAGATTTTTGATTGAACATTTTGCAAATCCGATCTTTCGGGAGTGGTTGGGCTTGGGAATCACAAGCGGCGCAATTCCGTTTCCATCGGATCGTTTCAATAAATTCGCGGATGCTGTGATTTTTCGACCGAGAGGATATAGCTGGGTCGATCCTGCTAGAGAAGTTTCCGCCGCCGTAACAGGTCTTCAAAACGGATTTCTTTCAATGTCAGATGTTGCTCAACAAATTGGCGGACGTGATGTTGAAGAAGTATTTTCTGCAATTCAATCAGATTTAGAAATGGCCGACAGATACAATTTGAAAATAAACCTAATGCCGTTGGGAGCAAAGACAGCGGCACAACCAGAAATCGACAAAGGTGAAGATGATGACTGAAAAAGAAAGAGAAGATTTTGAAGGATTAGAAACGCGGACTTTTGCGCTTGAGTTCGAAAGAGCAGAAGGAACAGAAGGTGAAGAAGATAACCGCACAATGTCAATTTCGTTTGCATCAGAAGAACCAGTTTTGCGGTCTTTCGGTTGGGAGATTTTATCTCATGAACGCGGAGACATTGATTTTGATTTTATAGGAAGTGGACGTGCGCCTTTGTTATTGTCGCATGATCCAGAAACTCAGATCGGCGTGGTCGAATCTGCAAGTTTATCTGAAACGGAACGAAAGTCTCGAGCCGTGG